ACCACCAGTTACTGTAATATTTGTCTCTATAGCTACCTGCACCTCAGAAGTACCTGCGTGCTCTAATGGTGTACCTGTAAATACAGCTCTATCTACTGTTACTTCCAATATATCGCCTGTTGATGAACCATTAATTGCACTAACTTTTCTTACTCTCATAGCTTCGTTATTTATGTAAATAATATTACCCATCATATTAGTGTTATTAAATGCACCAGCAGAATATACATTCGTAGTAGTTGCATCTACAGTGACTGCGTATGTTAAAGATTGTGAAGACAAATTATCATCTATGCCTTGTAGTGTTAAGTAAATAACTGTGTCTGTAAGTCTAATATCAGCTGTTTGGTCTGGATTTGTTTCATTAGGGTTTGTAGTTGTTACAAGTTTTTCTGTTGAACCTGTTTTAACAATCGTACCAAAATCTTGAGAATCTAATGTTGGGTCTGTCTGAACTATAATGCTGAACTCACCGTCAGCAGATGGATTAGTGCTAAAAGTATCTGCATTTGATATATCTTCAAACTGAGTATCGCTAGTTTCTATTTTTAACGTAGTGTCTACCCATTTATTTGTACTAGATATATCAGTGCCTAATCTAGTAGCATCTTTTACATATACTAAACGCCTTGGTTGTTCATTAGTAGTTTCTTCTACTACTTTTTCATCTGATACAAACAAACTGCCATCTACATAATAATATACTGGCAACACTTCATTTTCAGTTTGCATATCAATCTGTGCATCACGTGTATCTTCGTTTAGTAAAAAAACTCCAGTTCTTCCAAAGTTTCTAGCGTATGTTAAAATCTTTGTGCTTGTTCCAGATGCATTGTTTTCTGGAAATGCAAATACTTGAACTGCATTACCTTCAGTACCACTTATATCCGTATTATATTGACTGTTAAACATAAACGCACCATATCCTGCAGTTGTTTGCTCATTAGGTGCATTAGCTGTTGCTAGCTTGGCTGAAGATACTGATGAAGACAATACAAGGCCAGGATTAGACAAAACAACATTGTTTGCTTTTGTTACCTGATTAGGCGCAATATCCCTAGGAGAGGACTTGGTATTAAGTCCTCCGCTAAAGTCGTTTAATTGTAAAGACTGCCTAGGCATTTAGCACCCGCATCCACATTCACAGTTCATATTCTCTCCTATTTTTTATTTAGAGTTTTTTTCACTTCTGCCCATAGTTTGTCATCTAATTTGTTAGATGATTTAGCTACAAGCCAATCTCCTAGGTGCA